TCTGTGCAAGTGTTATCTTGAGCTACAATCGTTAGAATATTTCCTGATACAGAGCCACGAATAGGACACCAGTCAGTTTCATTCGTTGTGAAGCATTGTACATCACCGCAGAGAAGCACAAACGTACCCTCTGTAGTCTTAGACGCAACATCAATATTAACCTCTGCGACACCATTAACTAGAGCAACCTTTCCTCTGTGAATAAGGTCAGCCTGTGGACTTTCGGTGAATGAATATACAAGATTATGAGTTTCATTTAATGAGGGTAATGGGTGCGGTATTCTGAATGAGCCAGAGCCTTTAGATAACGCACCAGCAACAGTTAACCCTTGTGAATTGGTAAACGTTGCGGCAACAGCCCCACCAGTAATAACCCTTATTGTGTTAGCGGCATTAGAGTCGAAGTATGTATCGGTGTCGCCAGTCCAACCATAGAAACCACCCGCACCAGCCATGTAACCACGACCAGACGTAGTTATTAGAAAGTCGTAGCCACTTGTTACACTACTCGCAAATACGGCTGTTTTGTCTGCATTAATCGTTAGTGCTAAAGTCCCAGCTACTGCTGATGCGGCTGTAACAAAAAACTCTAGTGCCGTTGCGGAGCTTGTATCTGTCCATGTTCCGTCAGCCGAAGCTACGATAGAAGCTACGCTCGCCTCACCACCATCTTCACCACCATAAATTGACCATGTTCCTAAAACTTCATTTGTAGAAACAACCGCTTCATCATAAATCATTCTAAACTCAGGAGCTTCAGTAACATTGGTAATTGTAACATTACGGGAGAAGTCACCTGTAGTACCAGCGATTGTCGTGGCAGTAAAAGCCCCCGCAACAGTTAACCCTTGTGAACTGTCAAATGTTGAGGCAACAGTTCCAGCAGTAACAACCCTTATCGTGTCAGCAGAAGGGTGGTCGAAATAGGTATTGGTATCACCTGTCCATACAATGGTGTCTCCTGAGACTAAATCACTTCCTGCAATTATATCGCCCGAAGAGGTAAAAACACCTGATCCTAATGTGCCAGTTGTGACTAGGTTCTCATTACCAAAATCAATCGCACCAGAAGTATCTGTAATGCTTCCAGCACCCATAACGAGTGTGCCAGCCTGTAACGTATCATACCAGCCCTTGAGCCATCTGACACCTGTTGAGCCAATGCTGTCAGTACTATCGGTGTCGCTTATAATATCCCCACCAGACGTGATGCCGCCTGTATGAACTGATGTCGCTGTTGCTGTAAGAACTCCAGTAACCAAAGCTGTTCCAGATACATCAAGATTACCATTCAGATCAACAGTTGTGGTGGCAATTTGTATTTCAGTATCGGCAACAATATCTAGCTGACCATCTGCACTAGAATTAAGATATATAGCCGCATCTCTGAACTGTATTTTGTTTGCGAGAACAATAGTAGTGGTATCACTAACAATAAGTGTGCCATCAATATCAACATTATCTAAGTTAGCTGTTCCGTCAACGTCCAGGTCGCCATTGAAGTCTACGTTACCTGCAACAGCTAGTGTAGTAGCCATATCTACAGCACCATCAATGTCAACAATGTCGAGGTTTGATGTGCCATCTACATCAATGTCTCCGCTAATATCTAAACTAGCCGCAATTATCTCACCACTGGCATTAACAGCCCCGTTAATATCTATAGTCGTTGCCGCTATTTGTATTTCGGTGTCAGCTACAATATCTAATTGCCCATCAGTTGACGAATTAATATATATGGCTGCATCACGAAACTGAACCTTATCATCTGTAGATACAGAGACATCAGTACCGCCTGTGGTATTTCCAATGGCGAGAATCTCAGCTAAAGTGTCTGCGGTATCGACCTGTGCATCAACGTAAGCCTTAATAGACTGCTGAGTGGCAAGTTTAGTAGCACTGTCGGAAGCCATGTTATCTTCGTCAAGAATGTCAGTTATAGTTACAGCACCAGTGCCTTTTAGTGAGGCAATAGTTGTCAATCCAGTAACGGCTAATGTAGAGCTAAAAGTACCTGTCGCTCCAGCAAAAGCACCACCCATTGTAATGTTATCCACCCACAGATTTAACCAACGTACTGACGTTGAGCCTAGTGAATCCGTAGAATCAGTATCTGAAATAATATTTGAACCAGAGGTAATCCCAGCAGTTGTCGTCAAAAGACCAGTTGACAATAGAGTGGTGGTAAATTGGGCTGTTGAGCTTGACAGTTTTAATGTTGAGTTGCCGCCCTTTCCATCAGACAGAAAACGTAAAGTTCCGTCAACACCAGCATTCCCGTTGGAAACTTGCATTAAATCTCCATAGGTATCTTTAGGTGCACGGCCTGTTAAAGTTGCCATTAGATTATTCCTCCACGTCTATAAATTATATCTGTTGAGTACCAGACAAGGCTCTCAGCCGTTTCTGCATCTAATACTACCGAAAATGTTTCCCCAACTGCACCAACAGTCAATGATGTTGATGCTATACCAGCACCTTGTCCCCATAATAAATTCCAAACTTCCCAATCGAAAACATCAAAAGTTTCCCAAGTATTACTCGTTGGTGAGAGAGATTGGTTGTTAGCAACTAATTGTAAGTCAGAAAAGTCTGCCTGGACATCCATTGTTAAAGAAACAGTACCACCACCCTTGACGAAAGGCCGCAGCATCGTGACTTCTTTTTTAGTCCCGTCAAGTGGTTGAGATGGGGCGACTAAAGAATTACTAGCCTGTTTTGCAACACCCTTAACAACACTAAATCCTGCTGAAACATCTTGGTTGCCATCATCTAGTCTATATACTTTTTCGTCAAAACCACCATACATCTCATTGTTTAATGTGCTGATACTTCTTGTGTTGCGGTCTTCCCATTTGCCCCATGAGCCTGTAATTGTATTAATAACGTGCTGATGGTAAGTCGCAGAATCATCAACAGGAACATTAAAGATTAACTTTCTTCCATCAGGAGACATCATAGCTTGCCAACCATTTAGATTGCCGCCATTATCAACAGCTTGGACTACAGCGTCACGTATTTTTTCAGAAATTGCATCATCAGGCTTAATCTTGCCCTCCATAATACCGGTAAGACCTAAATAACCACTTCGAGTGATTACAACTAATTCACCACCCCAGCTTACAGTACATCGTCTGCCTATAGGTTGTGGAGCATTATATCTTCCTACAAGTGTGAAAGTAGTGCTTACATCACCCTGGTATGCTAAACATTCACCCGTTGACATAATGAAAACAGTATAATCATCTTGACCATCACCAGAGTCTCTTGACCAAGACGCTACTTGAACCAAATAACCAGTTCTAGCAATCTCACCAACATTAAACTTAGTTAATGCTCCAGTTATAGACCCAATACCGCCATACCAAGCAAGAGAGGTATCTTTCTCCACAAACCACATTCTATCACGAATGACATTGACATTAATTAAATTGGTAATTGTTAATCCAGTACCAGTCCAGCTTGTAGAGGCTAAAGTAGTTCCGTTCCAGTCTCTAGGTGCATCAGCACCATTTACAAAGAATGCTCTTGCATTGTAGTTGACACCTTGCCACTGAGCGTTTGTTAAGCCAGTAGCCAAAGCAGTTGGTGAGCCGCTTGTGATGTCATAGAAATTTCCGTCAGAGGCGGCAAGTAGATCATTTGTTGTTGCACTCTCGTACTCGAACAAGAACTCAACCTCCCCTGACAGCCCTTCGGCAAAGAGGACATCGCCTTTGCGTAGGGTAACACCTTCAACTTCGGGGAAAAAGTTTACCATCTTCACCGCATCGAGTGGCGGCATAGCCGCTAGATTGTCTCTGGCATTCCAACCACCGGTAGGTGACGGAAGGGCAAAGACCTCTGAGGTTTGTATTCCTCTTCTATTATCTAGAATAGGCTGCCTCATTGTGCGAAATTCCCATTAGGAAATCTAATGTAGAAATTCTCATCATAGAAATCTGTTCCACCCATGCTGATTGTGTCTGCACCAGAATCTGAAGCAGCATCTTCGATTGATATTTCATAATCCCTAAATTCTTCAGCATAAGGCAACCCACGACTTTTTAATATTCTCCATTTGAAGCCCAGGGCAATAACGTCTTCATCCAAAAGACCAACATCAGTGTCAGCTAAATAAACAGTTTGAACTGTGCCTCCACTAGATTGTGCTAGGCCATTTGATTTATATTCATAATAATAATTATAAACTGCATCCGGGATAGGGAAAAAATGAAACACATTATTATTTGACGATGCACTTCGGAAAATACGAAAATAAGAAGTCCAGCTTGGGACAGTGTCGCTGTTCTTTAAAAATTCCCAATCTTTAGCACTGACTGGCCCAATGATTTGCCTGTCGTTTGTATCATCCCACAACGTCTCGTTTATTATTGATTTGTAATCAGAGGGAAGAGCATATTCTGCCTGACTTGCAACAGTATTAATAGAGCCTCGTATTGTTATGCCGGACCACCGACTTCTTTTGGCAACCTCTTTTAAAGACCTGTTGACCAATGCCAAAGATAGCACAGCAGTTTCATTGGTATTGCCAACAACGGATGTTGGAACTTCAAATCCACCAATTTCCCTAAGAGAGTCTTGGACTATCGATAATAGGCTCATCCTGATTTTCCTGTTCTGGAACTTCAAGGATAGCTGCTTTAGCCCCTACAAGTTTTTCTAATTTTTTTTCAAGTTTATTTATTTTAGTTATCGCTTTCTTTAGTTTTAACTCATTTTCATCTGTTCCTGCAACATATAATTTTGCAGACTCACGGATTTTTAACATACCCATGCCAATCTTTGCGAGATTACTATCAGAAACATTACATAAATCTTCAACTGTAAAAACGCTTAAATACTCCATTTGTGGTATTAATTCTTCTGGGCAACCTGTCCATTCCGATAGTGGAGTGCCGTTATTTCTAAGCTGAGTTTTTTTCTCGTAAGCCTCCCAATGTTCAGGATATAATATTTTATCATTCTCGACAACAGGCCGAATAACAATCGAATGTTTTTGTGCCGGTGAAACAATTTCTAAATATGGAAGATAATCATAAATCCTCTCGTCTTCTTCTTTACTTTTAAAAGCATTAAGTTTCTTTTTAGTAAATATTGTCACAATGTTTCCATCTGATGCAGAGGCTCTTGTGCTAAATGTTTGGTTATTGATGTCCATTTCAATTATCCTAATTATTAAATTTCAAAAAAAGTATTAACATTAATAGAAGGGGAGAGCCGAAACTCTCCCCAACATTTATTAAGGAAACATACAAATGATCATCTTCGCAGATATATCATCAGCAACCGCACAAACAAAGTCAGTGACAGCACCAGAAACATCAAGTGTTCCATCGCCAGCACCAACTGCTGTTAACGCATTTCCATCAGCACCAGCAGTTAGAGCAATGGTAAGTGTAGCTGGCCCACGAGTTTGGAGCCATCCATATTCACCATCAGCAAGAATTGCTTGAAGTACACCAGCACCAATGCCGACACTATCTGACACGTCAGAAGTAACAACAAAAGTGGCACTTGCAGCAGCACCGTCATAATATGCAACTTCTCCTGCAACGCCTGAAACAGCGGCAGCACCAGCTTCATATTGACAATATCTGTACAAATTTCCGTCAGATGTTCGCCCAACTTGTCCCAGCCCGAATAGAGGGGATGTATCAACTTGGGTTATATCCATTCCTACAATATTTGACATAATTTTACCTTTCTTATGCTTTGAGAACGCCTTGCAAAGAACAATTGCTTGCTGTCAGGTTACCCATGAACAAGATTTTCTTAGCAATTCCGTCTTGGTTTGAAGATTGTACATCGTCAGATACACTGTAGTTGGCCGCTTTGTGAACCTTCCAGAATAGGAAGTCAGTATTGAGAAAATACATATGGTTTGCACCAGCTGCATTATCTAACAATACTTGAGCACCACCATTAGGGCCGTTGTATTCTAATGATCTGAAACCAGACGTACCTTTTGAAGTGTCAGTAATCCTTTGGATGGCTTGTAGTGATTGCCAGAAAAGATTAAAATAATTGTTGTCACCAACGATAATATCAACACCATCTGATCCCCGTACCAATTGAATGGTAACAGCGTTCATATAATCTTGAATATTAGCCGAAGTTGCAGCAGCACCACCATCTGAGGATGCATCATAAACGATGTTTCTCCAGAATGAATAGTTTGCTCTGTTAATTCCACCAACTGTACCGCTGGTTGGATCATCAGCAACAATTAAACCTAAACCTCCAATTTGCTTACCACCTGATCCAGTGCCATCTGAGAAGATGCCTGTGGAAAGGTTGTTAGCCATTGTGTTTTCAGCGTTCTTAATTTTAGCAGCCATCAAATTAATAATGCGGTTTTTTCCTGAATTTTGACGTAACTCAAGACCAGAACAAACAACTGAAACAGCAGCTTGCTTCCAATCAAATTCAGCAGCAGATATTACATCTGACTGATTTACGTCTAATACTTCCCAACCGGAATAATATTTGAAGGTACTATTTTCAGCAAAATCAAGTTCTTGAACGAGGGTTTGGCCCCCATCTTCGAGCATGATATTACCTTTTTTAGACAACATACTCAAAAGAGTATTATTGTTAGTCACGTTATCAGCAATCTTACCTGTTCTGTTTTTTAAGGTAGTTGTGAAAACGTCATTAAAGTTACTATTAGCAAAAGCCATTAGTTTTCTCCATTTCTATCCATACTCAGCCATCGCTTTAGCAATTGAAGCTCGAATATCATCAGGTTCAGCAGGGGCATTCTCAGGTGCAACATTGTTTGTTTTAACATTCTTTGATGCAGACTTAGATTTAGCATTGACCGCTTTTCTGGTTGCATTAAAACTGGCGGCTACGTTTTCACGCTCGCCTGATATTAATTCTGACCTTATACTGGGTTCTTGATAAACTGCACGGTCATAAGCATCATCCATATCAGATGCTATGCCTTGAGTTATCATCTTTCCCATTACCTGTTCAACTTTGTCAAAGTGAGGATGAAGTTTCTTTCCGTTTTCATCTTGAGCTTCAGCAAAGAGGTTGATTTGGTTTCTTGCTTCCGTTGTACGTTGGCTTAAAGCATTGTTTTCATTTTGTCGCAAATGATTAGTCAATTGACCAACCTGACTTTGCAACGCTTGTATTTCGGGATCAGCATAGGCTTGGCTTGACGCTTCCTGTGGTGATACACCATATTGCTGTGCCAGCTGTTGAACTATGGCCTGAGCCTGTTGTCCTCCAAACTGTTGAACCAACTGTGATAGCCCTTGTGCTGGATTTTGAGTGAGCAACTGTTGGGCAGAAACCAAGTTCCGGATAGCATCGGTTCTGGTTTGTCCCCTGGAGTTTAACTCAGAGTCAAAAGGCTGCATAATGCCTACAATTTGATCGTATTCCTTTGATATATCAGCGATATTATCAAATTTCTTTTGGTAACCACGTTCTAAATTTCGAACTGTGGATATAAAACTTTCTTTTGCCTCAGTAGTTGGGAGGCTTTCAAATGCCTGTTTTCGCTCGTCATCCCAATAATCTGGAGCATCGAGGCTATCTGTAGCCTCACCCTCAACTGTTTCAGCAACCTCAGTTGCCGCCTCAGTCACTTCATCAGAAGATAATTCTTCATTGCCATCTAGGGCATCCATAATATCTTGCTCTAGTGTGTTCTCACCAACTATAGCATCCGTTTCAATAACTTCCTCAGTAGCCATCTAATGTCCTTTCGATGTCATTTTTTAATATTTTATCTCTTTTGTGTTCTGCCCTTACCTTTTCGGTTTTTAAATGCTCTTGGGTGTCATTCCCAACTTCATCAAAGCCCCTGCCTCGCAACTCATTGCGGTATTTTTTCTTGCTAGTGTAATACTTGCCATCAGCTTGGGATTTCATTGGAGACATCGTATCTCCTGTAATAACTGTCAGACCATTGTTTGCTTTCCAATATTCTAACTTTTCCCTTAACTCTTGTTCTTTTTTTCGGTTTATAAATCTTTTAATTGGCTTTGTTATATTTTTTACATAACCAACAAATTTAAAAGCCATGCTCTTTTTATACCTTAGAACCAAATAATTATTTAACTTACTTTTAAAAAACCTCCATCCATCAGCCATGTCTTTTCTAGAGTTTGTCAGGTCATCACCCCAGATATGTTCTTTCGGCTTGTATCTCATTGGCTAAAACCACGCTGTCCAGCTAGGACATCCAACTCATTTTTACGAATAGTTGTTTGGTTTCTTTCTGCTTCAGAGTTCGCTCTAACCTGTGTATCTGCCATTTTAACTTGAGCATTAATCTGAGCAACTTGAAGTTTAGTTTGGTTATTCATTTGTGCAGTTTGTGCTTTAGTAGCCATGTCTTGAGCTTTAATTTGCATTTCAGCTTGCTTAATTTGAGCTTCCATTTGCTTTGCTTGTGCCTCTGGATCAACATTTTGTGCTTGCTGTTGCTGTGCTTGTTGCTGTGGAGACTGTTCAACAGCGTCAGTCAGCTTACTAAGCTCTATTTCTAAGCCTCTGCCAGTTTTAAATTGACGGGCAATAAATTTAAGGCTTTCAGCTAGAAAAGGTGCTATTTGTGGAAATGCTTGAATAGCTGGTATTCCCTGACCTAGCATATTAGAAATAACTTGTGAGTATTCCACAGCTTTGGACTGGTCAATCATTTCATTGGGTTGAACTGTGCTGTCTGTCTCAACATCTACTCTAAAATCACGCATTTTA